GCAACCGGCTCATAACCGGTCGGTCCCTGGTTCGATCCCAGGTGGGCCCACCAATACTTTGAAATGCGAACCAGTAGCGCATTGAGTGCTAAATGCTGGCAATTCATTTTTATAATTAAATACGATTTCAACCCTATCACTATAGATAGTTACGCTCTTAATGAAAGTATCGAGAATGCGAGAGCGGCCTGCTTTGGTGGTAGGGTTTTCTTTTGCCATTCTCTCGAGGAAATACTCGATATGATCCGCTGTAAATTTTATAGGTATAAGGGCGCTCTCATGGTTCGCTTTTTGCTCGATTAGGTTATTACGTTCACTCTCGAGGTTTTCTATTTCACCTTTTAGGCGTTCCGTAATAAAACCTTGCTTGATTGCAGTCATGCAGTTATTTAATTCTGTATCAATAGCCTTAATTTTGTTATTTATGCCCTGTATGGCGACTTTTGACTCTTGGGTAGTGTTATTATAGCCAGACATAACTAAATCGACTATACGAGCGATATTTGAGGGCTGATTTAGAATTTCAAGCGTTCTATTAATAACTAAGTCCTCGAGCTCATCTCGGCGAATATTTGGCGCTGTGCATGTGTGGTATTTACGGCGATTAGTGCATACGTAATAATGGTGCTTTTCTTTATTTCTTGATGTAGCTGTAGAGCCTGCATAGTGGCCGCCACATTCACCACAAATGAGCTTGCCACAGAGATTATACATTTCAGAGCGTCGGCCTTTATTCTTAATTCGTGTAGGCATAACTTGCTGTACCTCATCAAATACCTTTCTCGAGATAATAGGCGGTATAGAGCCCTCGATACGAATATCACCCCAAGAGTACACGCCTATATATTTCTCGTTTGAAAGTATAGTTTTAATCACACTCGGCGAAATCTTACGGCCTCGCTTTGTGAGATAGCCTTTACTGTGCAAAATATCGCTAATTTCAGCTATAGAGTGCTGTTTGAGGTATAAGTCATATATTAACCTTACCGCCTTGGCCTCGTGAGCATTCACGGCCAAATGGTGACTTTCTGTTAAGTCATACCCAAGCGGAACCGCCGATCCGTTCATCTTGCCCTTTAATGCGTTTTCAGTCATACCACGTTTAACCTTTTGAGATAATTCTACAGAATAATACTCGGCCATACCCTCGAGCATGCTCTCTAGGATGATACCTGCAGGCTCATTGGTGATATGTTCCTTTGCGCTCAATACCCTAACACCATTACGGCGCAATATGCCCTTGTATTTGGCGCTATCCTCACGGCTACGGCTGAACCTATCCAGCTGATACACGATCACATAATTAAATGATTGATTGGCACTATCTCGTATCATCTGTAGGAACTCTGGGCGGTTATCAGTACGAGCAGAGAGGGCTCTATCTGTATATATCTTAGTAATTAATATTCCCTCACGCTGGGCGTACTCTGTGCATTCTCTTATTTGCCCCTCGATTGACTCGTCCCTTTGTTTATCACTTGAATATCTGGCGTATATAACGCCTGTTTGTAAGTCTTTTGTCATTGTGTAATGTTCCTTTTATTGATATAATTAATTTAGTAAAAATAATAAAATGTATATCTTAAAATAACCGCCGAGGCCGCTATCTATGGCGGTTATTTTATTTTATGTAGAAATAAAGCCCCTTTATAGGGGCTCTTTTTTTATTTCTTACCTTTATTATATTTAGCTTGCACCTCGGCCATTTTGCCACTTTGCACAGCAAAATTATAAGCATATATAGCTGTTTTGTATTCGTTTGAGCCCTCAACAATAGGCACTATAGGCGTAGGCTGTATACTGCCACTCATTACATACTCGAAATTCCTAGAAAAATTTGTAACCCTATCCACTTGATATAGTACAGCTATAGGCTTGCCTGTTCCGTGCGGATCTAATACATAGTGAAAATGGTTCAATTTCCATGTAATATATGGCTTTTCTGGGTTATCTATTTGAGTGTATAACAATATTTCCACGCTGCCGCCGTCATAATTCTTTATATCTAAATCGGCTCTTACACTAACATTTACACCTTTTTCAGTAGTATATGCTGGCACAAATGGCGCCGCTGGGTTTATGGCAACAGCAGAAAATGACATAGTAGATAATAAGCAAGCAGCAACAATTAACTTTTTCATATACAAAACTCCCCTTAATGTTCCCTTTTACTCTGTTTTTAGATAAGCCTCAATTAACGCTTTTATCGTAGCACGTTCCTCATTGGTTATGATGTGCTTACCATATGACAATATATTATCATGTTCAAGTACCGATTTGAGATTAACTCCCTCGGCGCTCTCTATGCTTAACAGCGTAGGGGGCGCTTTTTTAATTTCTGGCAGCGGTAAATTATGGATCACATCTTTTTGTAGTGCATAGGCGACATATAAATCGTCGATAGCGTCATCGTCATAGTGTGATAAATCAATGTCTACGCCACGGCTTTTTATAAACTCTATTTTTTGCTGACGAGCAGAGTCAAAATCGTCAACCTCACCAGTCAAATAATACACAGATACGCCGAAATAATCGGCTATAGTTTTTAGCTTATCGAATTTAGGCGACGAGCGGCCTTTCTTCCAATCTGTGAGCGAGGCTGTAGATATTCCTGTATCTTTGCCGAGCTTATAAGCGCTGATATTCTCTCTGTTTATCAAGCTCTCTATGCGTTCCCAAACTATATTTTTACCCATTGTTAAACCTCTGTTTAAAATTTTTATGAACGCTTAATTGGACTATCTCGTAAATGTGAGTTATTATGTAATCACAAGGTAGCTAACAAATACGAGATAACCAAATAAAACACTCAAATTCGTATAAACTAGCTAACAAATATTAACTATCTCAAATATATCAGAAAAGAGGTGATTTTACAATATGTATGCAAAAATCGAGGCACTCTTAAAAGAGAAAAAAGTTACTACTTATAGAATGTGCAAAGATTTAGGCTTGCCTACATCATCGGCAACAGCTTGGAAACAGGGGCAATATAAGCCTAGCATTACCGCATTAAAGAAAATAGCTGATTATTTCGGCGTTACAGTTGATTACTTTTTATAAGGGGGTGAAATTACATGAATAACATTCTCGAGGTATTTAATAGTAGCGAGTTTGGCTCTATAAGAACATTCAAAATTAATAACACTATCCACTTTGTAGGCAAAGACATAGCTGTAGCTCTTGGGTACTCTAACCCTCAAAAAGCTGTAAGAGATCATATCGACGAAGAAGATAGGACGGTGAACAATTCGTTCACCATTAACGGAACGCCAGCAGTATTGATTAACGAAAGCGGCCTTTATAGCTTGGTATTATCTAGCAAGCTCGAGAGTGCAAAGCGATTTAAGCGCTGGATAACCGCCGATGTACTCCCTGCACTACGCAGAACAGGCAGCTACTCTCTGAATATCCCTCAAACTTTGCCAGAGGCCTTACGAGCTTATGCCGATGAGGTAGAGCAGCACAATAAAACCAAAGCCTTAGTAGAGGCGCAACGGCCGAAAGTGCTTTTCGCCGACGCAGTAAGTACTAGCGATACAGACATTTTAGTAGGCGACCTCGCCAAATTGCTAAACCAGAACGGCTACGCAGTAGGGCAAAATAGACTGTTTGAACAGCTACGAAATGAGGGCTTTTTGATTTCACGAAAAGGCAACTCTTACAATATGCCGACACAGCGAGCTATGGAAATGGGGCTTTTCAGAATTAAAGAAACAGCTATTACTCATTCAGACGGCAGAGTAAGCCTTAACAAAACGCCTAAAGTTACAGGCCGAGGGCAACAGTATTTTATTAATCGCTTTATAGGTAAATGATATGCAGCTACTTATAGACTCGATATATGAGTTTTATCAAAACCCTCAAAACTTAAAAGACTTTGAGGAGTGGAAAGAAAGGAAATATCAAAATGAGAGTACACAGATTGAGAGCAGCGGAAAAGAGAGCTAAACGTAGAGCCCTCAGAAACGAGGAGCCGAAAGACTGGCAATTATTGCTATTCACGGCTGGCATGCTTTGGTTTTTCTTTGAAATTGGTTATTGGTGGTGCACTGGTGAGGTGCTCAAATGGTGATTGAGGTATTAGCAGTATTATGTATGACAAGCTCATTTCTAGCTGTCTTATACAGTATCTATTCAATGATCTGTATTTTGGCATAAAAAAAGAACCATTCACAAAAAGCGAATGGCTCTTATATTCCTTAAAAAAGGAACATCACACATCATTATTATAACGTATTTAGCTATGAAAAGAAAGGAAACATCACACAATGTATAAAAAAATCTTTGACAGCAAAAACGCCACTCGAGAAGAATGGCTAAAGGTTCGCAAGCTAGGGCTTGGCGGCTCTGATATGAGCGCCGTTCTAGGCGTTAATCAATGGCGCAGCCCTCTCGATGTGTGGCTCGATAAAACCAGCGACACAGTAGAGGAGAAAGAAAGCGAGCCGATGTATTGGGGTACTATTCTCGAGGATATTGTAGCCCAAGAGTTCGCAAAGCGTACAGGCTGGAAAGTTAGAAATAACAACTACACACTGCAGAGCGAGCAATATCCTTATTTACTCGCTAACATCGACCGAGAAATCGTAGGCCAAGACGCAGGCCTCGAGTGTAAAACTGCGAACGCATTCAAGGCCGATGAGTGGCAAGGCGACAATGTGCCAGACGCTTATTATATCCAGTGCCAGCATTATATGGCTGTTACTGGTAAATCTAGCTGGTGGATAGCTTGCTTGGTAGGTGGTAATATATTCTACTACAAAGAAATTAAGCGAAATGAGGAAATTATCCAAGCAATTATTGATACTGGGGCGGAATTTTGGCGGTTAGTGGAAACTAAAACCATGCCAGCGCCAGACGATAGCAAGGCTTGCAGCGAGGCCCTTAAAAAACTTTATAAACACAGCAACGGCAAGGCTATAGAGCTATCGGCTCAATATAACAATGTCATTGTTGATTATCTAAAAATCAAAGAGCAGCTTACAGAGCTAGAAACTCAAAAACGAGGCATTGAAAACCTCTTAAAAGACGCTCTAGGTGAAAACGAAAAAGGCTCTTGCGGTGAACATGTTGTTAGCTGGAAATCGAGTAAACCTCGAGAAACATTCGACAGCAAAAAATTCAAGAGCGATCATCCAGATTTATATACAAACTATATCAAACAGGGCGAGCCTAGCCGCCGCTTTGAGGTGAAATGATGAAAACACACGATTTAAGAAAAATTATCGAGGCTGTTCCTTATGATTTTGATGTGCATATTGAAACACCTGTAAATATCGCTAAATATATAGCAGAGGCTAAGGCTGTATACATTGATTTTGAAAATAAATTATTTGTAATAGGGGATAAAAAATAATGGCAACTACAACAGGTATTGAATTAAAGAAAAACACTATCACAGCTGCGAAAGAGGCTAAAACTCTAAAAGGCATGTTAGAAATGCCTGCATATAAAAACAAATTCAATGAAATGCTAGGCAAGAAAGCCGCTGGGTTCATGTCAAGCATTATCGCAGTAACAAACAATAACAAACTGCTCGCTAAGGCTGAACCAGCTACAGTAATTGGGGCAGCAGCGCAGGCGGCCATGCTAGACCTGCCAATCAATCAGAGCTTGGGTTTTGCGTATATCGTTCCTTATAAAGGCGCTGCACAATTCCAACTTGGGTATAAAGGTTATATCCAACTAGCCCAACGCAGCGGCCAATACGTAGATATTGGGGCAAAAACAGTATATGAGGGCGAGCTTGAATATGAAAACAGATTACTCGATAAGTTCAAGTTTGGCGAACGTACAGGCGATAAAGTAATCGGTTATCTGGCTTATTTCCGCTTGACTAATGGCTTTGAGAAAATGCTATTCATGGAACTTGATGAAATGATCGCACACGCAAAGAAATATAGCAAGAGCTACAGCGGAGGCACGGAAAAATGGGGCCTCGCAGATTTCAATACTATGGCCGAAAAGACTGTGTTAAAACGCCTACTTTCCAAATATGGCCCTTTAAGCATTGAAAGTGTTCAGATGAGCCAAGCACTCTCTAATGACGGCGGCGTAATTAGCATGAATAAAGACGGTGATTTCGATGTAAACTTTGACGGCGAAACTATCGACGCTGAATATGAGGAAACTGTAAACGAGCCAAGCGGCGATACTTACAACGTAGCAGGCGAGATTATCGACGCTAACACAGGCGAGGTAGTCGGCCATGAATAACGATAAAATGCTCGCTCAATTCGGCTCTGACTGGGTGAAAGTGCGAGATCATATCGCAGCATTAAAGCTGGCTGATATTCCTTATACGCCTACTTTCATGGTTAGAACCGAAAAGGCAACAGGGGTATTGGCCAATACAGTAAAAAGCATTCTTGATTATGGCCTACAAATTGGGTTATATCGGCGCACAGCCGATAGGGATGTGATTACATTCGCACCAGTCAAATAGAAAGGGGAAATATGGCAGATCCAAAGAGATATTACTGGTTTAGATTGCATAAAGATTTCTTTCAAAAAAAAGAAATTAAAAGGCTGCGCAGGGTGGCTGGTGGTGATACATATACCATTATTTACCTAAAAATGCTCTTACGCTCTATTGTAGACGGCGGCAAGTTGTACTTTGACGGTTACGAGGAAACCTTTGTATCAGAGCTTGCTCTCGATATAGACGAGGACGAGCAGAATGTTCAAATAACTGTAAATTATTTATTAAAAAATGGTTTACTTTTGGAATGCGAGGCCGATGAGTATTACTTGCCAGAGGCGAATAATAACACAGGCTCAGAAACCGCCGCAGCAAGTAGAATGCGGAAACTACGCAATAAATCGAAAGAATTAGATTGTAACAATGTTACGCCACAATGTAACAATGTTACACCGATGTTACACCAATGTTCGCAGCCGTTACAAACCTGTTACGGAGAGATAGAGATAGAGAATAGAGATAGAGTTATAGATATAGTTAGAGACAGAGATATAACTATATCTACAACTAGAGAAAAAGAGAAAGAGAAAAATTCCTCTCTCTCTGTTTTAAATATCGAAATCTATGATCTATGGACTAAACACTTTGGGCCTTTCTCTCCATTCGTAAAAGGCGTACTTGATGATTTGGTGAGCGAATACGGCTTACAGGCAACAAGCGAGGCTGTCAATATTGCAAAAGAGAAAGGTAAATCAAGTATTAGATATGTAGAGGGGATATTAAAAAATCAAAGGTTAGAAAATGAAACAAATAGACGTAACAGCAGCACTCGAAAAGATGAGGCAGTCGATTGGCAAGCGGAACACGACAGGGTGCACGGTCAAAGCTGAGTATGAATTTATCAAACCTATCTATGATAAGCCTGTCATTATTCAAAAGGATAAAAGCCACACCTATGGGGCTGCTGGTATTCCTAAACGCTACTATGATATGAGCTTTGAATATTTAAAGCAGCATGGCACATTTCCAAAGGAAAACGCCGAGGCCTATCGCATAGTGAGTAATTACAGACAGAACCTAGAGCAGAATTTGAACACAGGCAAGGGCCTTATATTAAGGGGCCCAGCTGGTACAGGGAAAACTTCTCTCGGTGTATGCCTATTAAAAGAGGCTTTAGCGATTGGCAAAGGGTGCTTAATGATCTCTATGCCAAATCTCTTGGATAACATGCTCACCTTATCAAAGGGCGATAGCGTGGCGTTCATGAGTTATGAGCAAAAACTGCGGAATATACCGCTCTTGCTGCTCGATGATTTTGGGGCTGAATACTCAAAATCTGAATGGGTAGCCGCAAAGGTTGAGAGTATCATAATAGACCGCTACAACAGAATGCGGCCGATTATCCTAACAACTAACTATAGTGAGGGCTGGACTAAAGACCATTACAGCCAGCGCATTTATGACAGATTGAGAGGCGAATATCAAGAGGCGATATTTATGGGTGCCTCTCACAGATAACAAAATTCATTTAAACGCCCTGTAAGGCGATTTAAAAATTCTCACGATAGAATTATCGAGAGAATAACTAGAGGGGGCAAAATAACGAAATTTAGTGCATAGAATTAGAAAATAAATTAAAAGATATAGAGGTGAAATCGTGGAACTTGTAATTATGGGCCAACCAAGAACGAAAAAGAACAGCAGCCGAATAGCACTCATAAACAATAGGCATGTATTACTACCATCAAAAGCATACAAAGCATATGAGAAAGTTGCTCTCATGCAGCTAGCTCGAGTGCAGGCTGTTCATGGGCCAGTATCGGTACTGTGCCGCTACTATTTACAAGACCGAAAAAGCTGGCCAGATTTGGTTGGCCTATTACAAGCAACCAGCGACATATTGCAAGCCGCTGGCGTGATTGACGATGATAAATACATCGTCAATTATGACGGCTCGATGATCGCTGGGCTCGATAAAAATAATCCTAGAGTCGAGATTATAATACATCAAATTACCGAGAACAGCGTATTATGCGAGGAATATGTCAAGGCTAAAGTTCGAAAGTGCGACACCACGAAACGAGCTAAAAGCCAAAAGGTTGCCACGGCAGGGGCTAAGGCTAAACCAAAAGCCCCTACCTCAATATCATACAAGGAATACAGAAAACTCATTAAGAAAGGACATCACACACCATGAATGAGAACGAAAAAGAGTATAGATTGCAGCTAATAGGCACTATCGGCCTTGATATTTGGTTAAATGCCAAGAGTGAGGCACACGCCGAGGACTTGAAAGAGCAAGTACTAAAAACTATCAATGATCAAATCACGATTGACTGCGGAAAAGTACCAAATACGCTCGATGTATACGTTGATTGCATAGAGCTTGAAATTGACAAATTAGTAATTCAAGACTAGCGAGGTGCTAATGAATAGAAACATCAAAGCAGAATATGACGGCAAGCACTTTTTACTCACAGCAGAGGAATGTAACACAGTAGAGCTTTTATCCTTTGCCTGCGATGTGGTAGAGCAAGCCCTGCATATTGTGGCTGGGAACGATACAGAGCTATTAGATGAGGCAAAAGAGGCTATCATCGAGGAAATTCGAGGAATTAACGAGGTACATCATGAGCGAACACTGCAATAACAGACTAAGCGAGCGCTTTAAAAATAAAATACCGCAATTCTTGGCACATCTAAGCATATGGAATGAGGACACTATGCACGATTGCGCAGCAACGCCTAGAGCGTATCATAAAGCAATTAAACAGCAGCAAAAGAAACACGCCGTATGCGTAATATGCGGCAAGGTGTTCGAGAAAGGCAAGTATCAGAAAACACGCACCACATGCAGTAGATCATGTGGCTGTAAATTGGGCACTATCCATAGAAACGAGAAAATGAGTAAGAGGAGAGCTGAAAATGATAGATTTAAAAATCAAGAAATTAAGTAAAAACGTACAACTACCGAAACAAAGCACGCAGGGCGCTGCTGGTATGGACTTTTACCTACCGCAGCCAGTTAGATTTGAGCCAAATCGCTCTAAGAAAGTACCTCTAGGCGTAGCTGTGGAAATTCCAGAGGGGTATGTAATGCTGCTTGTACCACGTAGCAGCACATGGAAAACACCTCTAAGGATGCCGAATAGCGTAGGCGTAATTGATAGCGACTACAGAGGCGAGGTGTGTGCGTTGCTGCGAAATACAAGTGATTATGGGTTTTACGCAGGCACAGGCGAGCGATTAGTGCAAGGCGTGATTGTGCCTGTGCCTAGCGTTCAAATTCAAGAGGTAGAGGAATTAAGCGAAACCAGCCGAGGGGTTGGCGGTTTTGGGAGTACTGGGAAATGAAAAACTATAATTTTGCAAGTCATGGCGGCTTCAAGAAATACGAAAACAGAGGCGGTATAGACGGCGAACAATGGATATTTGAGTTCGATAATAAATACGGCGCCTCGGTTATTAAGTGTGATTATTCTTACGGCGGCAAAGATGGGTTATTTGAGCTTGCTGTACTATATGACAACGATCTCTGTTATGATACGCCCTTTACAGATGATGTACTCGGCTATCTAACCGAAGATAATGTGAGCGACTTGCTCGATAGAATTGAGCAATTATAGGAGTAAGTATTATGTCAAAATCACCATGTAAGAACTGCACAGAGCGTTATGTAGGCTGTCATAGCAAGTGTAAGCCGTACACAGAATACACCAAAATATTAGTGGCGTATCGTGAGGCTAGGGAACACAAAGGCGATGTGATTGGATATGTGAAAGATAGTAATAACCGCATTCGCCGCAGAACTAATAGGCCTGTTCGTGTATGGCAGTAGAGGGAAACATATGAAACTGGTATACGCTGGCAACTGGTTCGCTCTAGGCGCCTGCATATACGGCAAAAAGAGCCCAGATGAGGCATTAAAAGTATTAGGCTTACAGATTAAGCCTAGAAAGAAAAACCGCTATAACGTAGATATTGAAATTCTAATAAATATGAGGCGTGAGGGTTTAACAATAAGACAAATCGCAGCGGCCTGTGATATGTCATTTACAGTAGTTAGAAAACGCCTTTTAAATGCAGGTATTGAATTAACAAGATTAAATAACAAGGAGAAATACAATGAATAAAACGATTTTAACAGCAGCAATTTTCGCAACAGTAGCAGGCAACGCATTCGCAGCAGGCAGTATCGCAGTAGGCCAAGTAGAGCCAAACACGTTGGCGCCTGTGGCTAATGGCTATAATTCCATTGTAGCTGGTGCTAATTCCAGCGCTAATGGTTCCAATGTGGTGGTATTTGGCCGAGATAATACTGTGAATGCAGATGATACTACTGTTATCGGCGGCGGTAATGGTACTGTAGCAGCTGGAGAAACTACAGTCATCGGCTATAACAATTTTGTAGGCTCTCATAAAGAGCAAGTTATGATCGGTGCTAATTCTGTAGTGGATAATCAAGGCGCCATTGCTATTGGTACGCATACCATGACTAGAGGCATGGACGCAGTAACAATCGGCAATAATGCGAGCGCACCAGTACAAAATAGCGTGGCTATTGGTACAAATAGCCAAACATATGAGCCTGTAGGGTTCGGACAAATGGATATAAACGGCGTTACTCACGTTTTCGCAGGTGAGGCGCCTAACTCATCTGTATCTTTCGGCTCTAAAAAATCAGAAACATATAGCCATTTAGATAACTACTCTCGCCAGTTGCAAAATGTGGCAGCTGGCAGAATTGAGGCCGACAGCCTCGACGCTGTGAATGGTTCCCAGTTATTCGCTGCTATTGATGAAATTAACAGCAACGGCCTAGCAATCAACCGAAATGCTCAAAATATTTCTAATAATGCTCAAAAAATCGCAGATAATACAAAAGCTATTGCTAATAATTCCAAAACTATTGCAGGCAATACGGCAGCGATCACTAAGAACAGTAACGCCATTACTAACTTGGGCGCAGTAGTCAATAATCAAGGCAAGGCACTAGCTAACCATGAGGGCCGTATCGTGGCACTTGAAAGCGATAATAAAGAGCTTAAAAACGATATGCAAAATGTTCAAAATCAAGCGAATATCAATACCAAAGATATTGCAGATTTAAAAGGCAATAACGCAGCACTCGAGCAAAACTTTAATAATAAAATTTCTAATGTTATGGACGAGGTAGCAAAAACTGGCGCAGCTAATGCAGCACTCAGCGCTTTGCACTATGTAGGTTATAACGCAGATGATAAATTGAGCTTTGCTGCAGGCTACGGCCATTATAAAAATGCTAATGCAGCAGCTTTAGGCGCATTCTATGCACCGAATGAACATGTACTGTTTAGCGTAGCAGGCACATTCGGCGCCGCTAAAATGGTAAACGCTGGTGTATCTTTCCGACTTGGCAAAGGCAGCGAGTACGAAACTAACCATAAAGGCAAAATTAAAGAGCTTGAAACTCTTGTAAATCAATTAGTCAAAGAGGTTGAGGAATTGAAAGCAGGTAAATAATATGAAAGCACTTTTAAAATCTTTGTTTGTAGTATCTATTTTTATTATGAAAATCGAGAGCCTTGCGCTCTCGATTGCCTTAGTGCTTTGGCTGGTTGGACTGTTCGGCGTAACTGGTGGCGATGTATTGAGAGTACTTGCGATATTCCTCGGCACGTTTACAGTATCTTTGGCGTCATTCGTGATCGCAGATATGAAAAAGTGAGGCTATAATGAATAAATTTGAAAGCATGGCGTTTTTAGAAAATTTACAAATCGCCTTAACTATTGTTATAGGTAACGATGTAATTATTCCGTGCGTTGAGCAAAGAGAGGCTATTTTTGAAAATTCTTTTATATATGGGTATATCTGGCGTTATAAAAATTGTGGTGTAAAAGTTGATTTAAGAACAATTGTAAATGCAGAAATTTTAGAGCATAACGTACTATGCGATTGCGTCGAAAATACGAGAGCTTATGTAAAACGAGAATTATGCAAAATGCTCGAAAAAGAGGCTAACAAATGATAAACGCAGAGGAATTATACAAACACGGCTTTGATGAGTTCGAGGTGCATGAATACCTCAAAGGCACGAGCTTAATTTTAAAGTGCGCCGATTGGATCACTAACAAAGAGCTAGATGTAGCCTTAAATCACGCTCGAAAAATTGCTAAAAACAAGCCTTATAGAGTATTCATCAAGGTTAAAGATAGCTTGGGTTATAAAGTGCTAGAGGTTATGGATGTAATCGACCTTAGATTATTGGATAGTAAGATTAAACTTACCGATAACAGCTTTAAAATTGGTAAGCGGTTAAAGGTAGTAGTGAGGGGGTAACATGAACGATAAAGAGGGCCGTAAATGGTTATTGCAAAAGCTATATGACAATGGCATTAAATATATAGCATACTCGCCGTTTTATGGTGGATATGTAGGCGTAAAAGAAACGCCTAGAATTAGCGCTAAAGGTGAGGTGATTAACGATATAACAACAGTTATCACTTTGCATGGGCTTTTACCAGATTTCAATGAGCCGAATTACCTCGACATTGGCAAGTATTTAGGTATTATTGACTGGAGTAAAATTCCAGTTGACACACCTATAAAAGTACAAAGGGGCAATGGTGTAGTTGTAAACAGACATTTTACAACTTTTGATAATTGCAAAGTGTATTATTATCAAGACGGCCGCACGAGCTGGAGTAATGTAGGTACAAAAAGTGTATTGGCTAAAAATGTAGAGTTAGCAGGTGGCGACGATGAAAACTAATACTTATATCGTAACTCTCGAGAGCGGCCATTATGTATGGACTCGAGAGGACGAAATACACAGCTACAAGGCAGCAATAGAGGCAGGAATAAAAGAGGCTCAAAGGTGTGGCAAGGATATATTTTATCTAGTGCCTTGCTCTCAATGGTGGCCTAATGCTGGCCGCAGCGCCAAAGATTTAATATTTGTTGTAGAAAATGAAATGCGTGATTGCATATGCGATAAAAACACGCTTTCTAAATTAAAAAGCAGCGAAATAAAAGAGCTAGAAACTGGGTTAAATAAATTATTTCGTCAATGGCTTATAAGAAATAATCGCATACCAAACGGCGTATATTTTGAGGATGAAATTATTTACAAGGTAGTAAATGGAAAGGCGGCCAAACTTGGAAAAGCAATATAATAGTGATCGTGAGAAACGCCTCAACTACATAACATGGGTTATATTCATAAGCTCTATCGTGTTTAGCATTCTAATTACATTAGGCATGCTTTTATTGTTAGCTGCTGGCGTTCATTATATATGGGGGTGATTGAATGGAATGTAAGGGGCGTACTTTTACCGAGTCAGAGGTTGAGGCTATTGTTAAAATTGCAGCAGAAACAGCAGCACAAACAGCTTTAACCGAATTTAATCGGCGTAATGAGGATATGCTCGCCAAGAAAAACGAAAGGGCCTATAAGAATACTACAACGCTACTCGAGGGCTACACAGCTATGAAAGCACATTGTAAGAGTGCTATTGCAAAGGCAGAGGACACGCTCACACCTAGCGACTTACAAACAGTATTGTATGAGGTTTTTAACCGCAGAGGACTGCTGCAGATTGAAACCATTCTCGCTAGTAAGCGGCGTACAGAGCTCATTATCGAGCATATAGATAAAATGCTTGATGTATACCGCACTAACTGCATTAACAATAATAAACACTATTGCGAATGCGTAATAGATAGGTATATCAACGATTTAACAATCGCAGAAATCGCAGAAAAGCATAATACAGTAGAGCGAAATGTCTATAGATGGTTAGACAAAGGGATAGATGATTTAAGTATCTATTTATTTGGGGCTTATGCGCTTTAAATTGTCAAAAAGCTGTCATATTCGGCACTATTATAGTGTGGTATTATGATATTGGTAAAAGGTGCTTGAACTATTAAGTTTACGTTTCATTTTATCCTCATTTCTTATAGACAACTGACATCGCAAAAACACCTCGGCAGAGATTGAGACACTCTGTTCGATGTGTTTTTGTATTTACACATAAAAAGAGGTGAGATCGTGGCGACAAAAGCGCAACCAAAAAGAAAAAGCAATGCAGGCCGTAAAGGCTTATATAAAGAATGGCTAGAGGCTGACAATCTTATCTTGTTAGAGGGTTGGGCTAGAGACGGCCTCACAGATGAGCAGATAGCGCATAATATCGGCATTACTACAACAACCTTGTATGACTGGAAAAAGAAATACCCTCAATTTACTGAGGCCATAAAAAGTGGTAAAGAGGTAGTCGATAGAATTGTAGAGAATGCGCTGCTTAAAAGTGCTATGGGCTATAAGTTTGACGAGGTAGTAAAAGAGCGTATCTACAACCCAGAAACAGGCGAAAGTGAGATAGTAGAGGTTAAGCGCACTACTAAAGACGTGGCGCCTAACTCTACATCATTAATATTCTGGCTTAAAAACAGACAGCCGGCTAAATGGCGAGATACTAAGAATATAGACGCAGCCGTAGAGGTTAGAAACCCATTCGAGGGCATAGATACGGCTGATATTAAAAAGCTCATTGATGAGGAATAAGCTCAATCTGTATACAGTCATGAAAAGGGGGTGAGGGTGTGCAGGTTCGAGATAACAAAGAGAAAATCATCCAACTAGCCAAAAGAGAACTCGCTCGGCGTGAGTTCTTCTATTATTGCAATCAAAAGGCAGGCGACTTTTACAAGAAAAGCCGTAAATACTTAGTTGACTTATGCAACGAGCTAGAGAGCTTTATCAAGGATGATGATTACAACGTGCTTATTATGAACCTGCCTCCATAACCTCGGCATGGTAAGAGCCGTACTGCGCAGCTGTTTGTACAATGGTTATTTGGTAATAACCCAGCGGCCAAAGTTATGACTGGCTCATACAATGAAACACTCTCGAAAATGTTTAGTAAATCGGTTAGAAATGCTATACAAGAGAGTAAGGCCGATGAGGATATAACTGTATTTAGCGATGTATTCCCTAATGTAAGCGTTGCGGTAGGCGACGCACAGGCTCATTTATGGAGCTTAGAGGGATATACTAACTCATACCTTGCAACCTCGCCGACTGGTACAGCTACAGGCTTTGGCTGTTCGCTTATGATCATTGACGATATTATCAAGAACAGCGAAGAGGCCTATAACGCCAGCGTGAAAGAGAAACATTGGGAATGGTTTACAAACACAATGCTCTCACGGCTCGAAGAGGGCGGCAAGATTATTATTATCATGACACGCTGGGCGAGTGATGATTTAGCAGGCAGGGCAATAGAGCATTTCAAGGATGATACTCTATTCAAGGCGAAAGTAATCACCATGAAAGCCTTGCAAGATGACGGCTCTATGCTTTGTGATGAGGTGCTATCGAAAGCCTCTTACTTGTCTAAGGTTCGAGCTATGGGCGAGGATATTGCCAGCGCCAACTATCAACAAATACCGATTGACTTAAAGGGCTGCCTTTACAGTCAAATACTTACATATGACACGTTGCCTAAAGACGAAAAAGGTAACGTGTTATTTTCATGTATCAAGAATTATACAGATACAGCCGATACTGGCAGCGACTACTTGGCTAGTATCACATACGGCGTATATGACAATGAGGCCTATGTGCTTGATGTAGTTTACACCAAAGACGCTATGGAAACCACAGAGCCAGCGGTAGCCGACATGCTGCATAGAAATGGCGTAAATGTGGCCGACATAGAAAGCAATAACGGCGGCCGAGGGTTTAGCCGTAATGTGCAGAATATACTCAAACAGAAATACAACTCGAATAAATGCACTATCAACGCTTTTCACCAAAGCGGAAATAAGATAGCACGCATTCAATCTAATGCAACATGGGTTATGAACCATGTATATATGCCTAAGAATTGGCGTGATAGGTGGCCTCAATTCGCTGCTGATGTAACAAAGTACCAGCGAGAGGGTAAGAATGCACATGACGACGCACCAGACGCACTCACAGGCATAGCTGAGAAAATCAATGCGCCGCAGGTTCGCAGCGGTAGAATTAATATCAATTAGAAAAGGGGTAACATGGCAACAACTTATAATAACCCTCGATTAGAGGAGTATGAGCTACTACATGACGCATACTATGGTAGTGGTATGTTCGCAAGTGGTGCGGCAGTAACAGCGCACGCTCGAGAGAGTACGCAGTCAATCGATTTCAGACGCAAAATAGCGTATTACTTAAACTATACAGGGCCTATCTTAAACGCCTCTGTAGATCCAATATTTAAAGACGAAATCAAGCGAGAATATGGTAAATCTGTATTATTTGATGAGTTCATTAACGATGTAGATAGACAAGGCACTACGCTACAGGAATTTATAGAGCAAAATGCTATTGCAGCCAAGCTCTACGGCGTTATGTATATCGTAGTGGATAACGTGAGCGAGTTCGGCAATTCGTTGGCTGATACGTTGGCCAATCGTTCTATGCCTTACTTAACGGCGGTTGAGCCTAAAAACGTAGTAAATTATGAGTTTGACGATAACGGCAAGCTCAAACTATTCACATATGCAAGCTACTTGAAAAATGCAGACGGCTCAATTAAAACACACTATCACACATGGACGCCTACAGAATGGGCTATCACAGACAAAGACAATAAAGTAATCGGCAAAGGTGAGCATAACATCGGCCGCATTCCTATTGTTCAGTGGTTCGGTAGAGCAGCACGCAAGCGTGATATTTTGCCACCGCCTGAGTATTTAAGTATCGCTAAAACGAATGCTCATGTATATAACCTATGCTCACTACTCTCTCAAATTCTTTATAATCAAACATTCTCAATCTTAACCATGCCAGTCGATAACAACGGCTTGCAAGATGTAACTATCGGTACTGATAACCTGCTCGCATATCCAGCAGAGGCAGGCAAAGCACCTAGCTTTATTGCACCAGATAAAGGCCCAGCCGAGGTGCTTATGGCTCAAATCGATAAGCTCATTAACGAAATGTATCGCATGAGCGGTATTGATAGCGTAATCGGTGTACAACAAGCCAAGAGTGGCGTTGCTAAACAATGGGACTTTGAGCGTACTAACCAAAACCTCGCAGCCTTTGCAGTGCGTTGTGAGAATGCAGAATATGACATTATCGAGCTCTATCGACTATGGAGCGGCGATAATATCGAGTACAGCTGCGACTATCCTCGTGATTTCAAAGTGAATGATGTAACGGAAAGCCTTACACAGGCGCAGCAAGCGAAAGACTTAGATTTTAAATCTGATACTTTCGACAATGAAATCTTAAAGAAAGTAATTGACGCTTACATGCCTAACCTTGAAATCGATACTAAAGATATGATCGTTAAAGAGGCACAGGCGGCAGCCGATGAGGCAGCACAAAACAAAGCCTATAGCGATGAGGGCGTAGACGATGAAACAGACGAGCCAAACGCTTGATGATATTCTCGAGAAATTCGAGAGCATGGTGCGTGAATTAGTAGCACTTGGATATTCAGCCGATAAGGCCGTTAAAATCGCTTATAAGTCTTATCCTATTATGGAAATGCTAGAGGCGCCTCTTACGGCTGATATGGTGGAAAATTTCAATAAGGCCTATCACAGTGTACTTACACCGCTCTCGGTGGCAGGTCATAGGCCTTTTAATTACACTACTCAATCAATTAGTGAGGCTATGCAAGCAGCTTGGGCGAGCGACGGCTTAAAGCTATCTAAGCGCTTACATCGTAACGCTCATAAAGTGCAGCGTGAGACGGCTGAGGTTATTAAGCAATCGCTGAAACGTGGTAAAAGCATTCGTGAGATAGCTCGCTCTATATTCGAGGGCTATGGAAATGGTGGCATTATCGATACTGATAAGCTACCCAAGCACATTGAACGGCTTAGGGCGTTAAAGCCGCCTCAATCATTAAATGATGAGGAGCTTGCTCACTTTAAGCGTGTAATTAGACGCACAGAACGGCAAGTAAGGCAGAATACAACGCCGAGCCTACGAGCTGCCTATTCTGAACTCATTCAAGCAGTAGACGAGGGCAATGCCATAGACCTTTCGAGGGCTGTTACTGTAGCCGTGCAAGAGAAAGCACGATACAACGCCGAACGAATAGCTCGAACAGAAACGGCTCGAGCATACGCCGACGGCCAAATGCTCCGCTATAAAAATGATGATGATGTAGTCGCTCTTAAATGGGTGCTATCAAGTAGACACCCTCGGTATGATATATGCGACTTTTACGCCAACGCCGATTTATACGGCTTAGGTAAGGGCGTATATCCTAAAGATAAATTCCCAACGCTGCCAGCTCACCCTCATTGCATGTGTAGAATATCGCCTGTGTTTGATTTTGAGGTTGATATATCAAAAGCAAAAGACAATACAGATGATGGCGGCAAGCAATATATAGAGTCTATTTCTCGTGATCATAGAGAAAAGCTACTCGGCATAAGCGGCAGTAAAGAGGTTAAAGCTGGTAAAGCTAACTGGAAAGACTACGCAAGGGGCTGGAATGGTGAAACATTCGAGCCTAGAGAACCAAAGAAAAATACATAATTTAGACCTACAGGCCTATGCAAGTGAATGCGTAGGCCTTTTATATTGCTATTGATTAGGGGAGCCGAAAGATAGCGAAATTCATGACGAAAAGGAGAAAGACTCATGACTTTAGCAGAATTGTACACAAAACTTGAAAATCTCGAGGGTGGTAAGGAACTTATCGAGGGCTTTAAAAATGAAATCTCTCGTATTAACGAGGGTGCCAAAGCCGACCGCCTCAAATTCGAGAAACAGATTACCGATTTAACAACGGCTCGAGACGAGTTAAAAGGTAAGGTTGACGAATACGAGGCTCACAAAGGCGAAAAAAGCCCAGAAATCTTGGCTTTAGAGAAACAAATTAAAGGCCTTACAGATAAGTATGAGCAAGCAGAGCAAGCTCGCCAAGCAGAGATTGAAAAGCGTACTAATTCCGAAATCAGCGCTCAGACTATTGCAGCGCTAACAAAAGCTAATTGTACAGACGCCGAAACATTCAGCAAGCTCATAGCTGGCCAGATTTCCGTTCAAGAGGACGGCACATATGGCTGGACTAAAGAGGACGGCACAATCGGCACTATCGAGGAATGTGCAACAGCATTTCTTGCCGATAAGCCTTACGCAGTTAAAACTACGCAAAATGGCGGCAGCGGTGCAGGTGCAGGCAATGCGAATGACGGAAACAGTCAATTAGCAGAAATGTTCAAAATCGCAGGTGTGAAACCACCTAGCGAGGGCTAATTATTTGATTACGAAATGAGGTAATAATCAATGGCAATTAACACTTTAACTATGGCTCAAAATTTCCAAACAGTACTCGACCAACAAATGTTAGTTGGTGCTACATCTGGCTTTATGGAAGTAAACGCTGGCGAGGTTAAATATAACGGCGGCGATACTGTTAAAATTCCTACTCTTTCCGTTGACGGCTTGGCGAATTATGATCGTGATAACGGCTATAATCGTGGTGCTGTATCTTTGACTTACGAAGATTTCAAACTCACTCAAGACCGTGGCCGTAAATTCTCTCTTGACGCTATGGAAGTAGATGAAAGCAATTTCTTGGCAACAGGTACAAATGTTATGTCTACATTCCAAGTAGAGCAAGTTATCCCAGAGGTTGACGCTTACCGCTACTCTAAAATTGCTGCTTACGCTAAACAAGGCAACCGCAAAACAGACTCTTTCACACCAAGCGCAGCTAACATCATCGACCAATTAAACAAGGAAATTGTGGAAATCGAGGACTTAGTAGGTGAAACAGGCGACTTAGTAATCGTAATGAGTACTCGTGTTCAATCTGTATTGAATAGCGCAGCAGGTGCTAAAGGTATGCTTGATGTAGCTAACTTTGAACATGGCGCTTATAGCACTCGTGTTCGTACTTATAACGGCATTCCTATTATTGCTGTACCTAGCGCACGCATGAAATCTCAATACACATTCAATGACGGCAAAACAGCTGGACAAGAAAAAGGCGGCTTTAAAGCTGACACAGCAGCTAAAGCTATCAACTGGATCATTATGTCTCGCCGTGCAGCTATTGCAGTATCTAAAACAGACACAATGCGTATTTTCGACCCAACAATTAACCAACAAGCGAACGCTTGGGGCATTGACTACAGAAAATTCCATGATGTATGGGTTCCAAAAAATCGCTTGGCTACTGTATGGGCTAACTTTGGCGCTTAATTAGGGGGTAAAGCATGGGGAAATATAGACTTATCCGACTGAATGAGGTTCGATACACAGATGATGAGTATACTCTCGAGCTATGGCTTGATGAGGGCTTTGTATTAGAGCCTGCAATCGACAAAGACAGCGAGGCGGCTGCTGCTAAACCTAAGAAAAAGGCGACTAAAGCAGCCGAAGAATAACCATGAACGCTAGAGAGGTATTTGAAAAGCGGTTACGGCAGGCAATTAGAGCCAGCGCTCGAGAGGTGCAGGAAGAGGCGCAACGCACTCACCGATTTACCTCTAAGAGCGGCCAACTCGAAAGGGCTATAGATGTGCGTATGATTGGCGATAAGACAGCAGAGGTATATATCGACAATCAACTCGCACCTTATGGGCCTTTCGTTCATGAGGGAACACGAGCGCATTATATTTTCCCAAAAGAAAAGCAGGCGCTCCGCTGGGTTCCTAATGGTGGTAATGGCTTTGTATTCGCTAAACGTGTATTTCATAGAGGCACTAAGCCAGACCAATTTTTATATGAGGCTCTCGATAATAGCCGTGAGGCTGTTCATGATATATTTTCGAAAGCTGTCAATGTATCGCTCGGCGAGATCGCTCGCAATATAGAGCTAGGAACCAAGCGAACAGAGCTACACATTAAACTGTAAGGGGTTACATATATGTTATACGAATTTCAAGACATGCTATTCGATGATGAGCTACTAGGCCCCAACGTGCTAGAACACACCTTAAAGAAAGCAGAAAGCTGGCTGTATGTATTGGCTAAAAAGTTAGGCGTGCAAGAGAGCGAGGTTATCCGCTCTTTTGTTGCAGATGAATTGGTTACATTGTACTGTTACCGAGAAACCTGCATGAATAAAGCAGCCTCTCTGATTGGACAATATAGCCGTAATGGTTCAGATGATGATTATTACTCTAAGAAACTAAAGCATATCAACGATAGAATAGCGGTATTAGAGGCTCAAATCACAGCGGAACAGCTCACAGGGCAGCCTACTAAGTATGCAGGGTATAGAAATATATCTTTATATCGAGGTGGCTAATATGTGGCTCGAATTATTGAATAAAATAAAATACGCATTAGAGAAAGCCGAGTTTAATGGACAAATTAAGCTCGGTTTTTTAGCGCCTCAAACGGCTGGTGTAGACTCTCTCGGAATGGTAATGCTAGGCCGAGGCGAGGCGACGCCTGCCGATGAAAACGTGCATAACATGCTAAAACAAGAGTTTTACATTGAGGTATGGACTAAATCAGATAGCCATGAGTTCGATGTAGCTTACGAGCAGATTGCCGCATTAGAGGGCCAAGTCGAGAAAGTAATTATTGCTTTTCGTGAGGCTTGCGGCGCACTTAATGAGGAATTTTGTGTATTACAAGAAAGCGGCTATCAGATTATAGATATTCGCTGCACAAATAAAACAGACGATCACGACAGCATGAGGCCCTTTATTGGTACACAATACCGATTTGAGGCTAAAATGTACGATTTAAAAGAAAACCTAAATACTAAAGGGGGTATTTATTAATGGCAGAAACAAAATTATATAAACCTGCGGCAGTCGATATGCCAACAGCTGGCAAAAACTACCTTTTATATTTGAATACTGGCACAGATGAAAAAGCAGGCGCTAAATGGCTATTGTTAGGCGGCCAACGCTCTGGCGACTTATCTCGGAAGGCTGACTCTATCGACGCAAGCCATAAAGGCTCTGGCGGTTGGAAATCTACTATTGCAGGCCTTAAAGAGTGGAGCTTTTCTCTTGAAACTTTGCTTATGCCTAAAGAGGAAAGCCTTAAATTGTTAGAAAAAGCATTCTTGGACGGCGACAATGTACACATCAAATTTGAATATCCAGATAAAACATTTTTCACAGGCATTGCCTCTGTTACAGAGCTTTCTATCCAAACACCGCATGACGGCGTAGCTACTTACAAAGGCTCTTTAAATGGCGTTGGCCCATTATCTGAATTACAAGCTGCACCTGCTGGCATTAGTGGCTAATAGGTAGCCTTATATACCTATAAATCATTCCTTAATTAGCGCTAAAAAGGGAGTTTTTAGATTATGAAAAAAGTAAATTGTGATTTTTTTAAAAATGGCGAATATTTAATGTTCAATATGCAGCGCCTCATGGAGTTTGAGGCTGCTGTAGGGCAACCGATTGGGGAGCTCTTACAAATGAGTATTTGGCCTATTAATAGCATTATCACAGGCTATGCAATCGGTATGAAACAGCATAAACGCACACCTCAACAATATTATGAATTGTTTGACGAATTGCTTGCTGATGAAACCAAAGACATGAGCCTATTATCATTACAAGCGCCACTTATGCAAGCGATCATTGCAAGTGGTGCTTTGGGTTCCAAAATGTACTATCAAATGTACCCAAACGAGCTCACGCCAGATGATAAGGTAGCTATTGAAAACGAGGCCGCACAAACAAAAAACTAGAGGGGGGCCAGAGTGCCCCCTCTTTTTCTCTTTGGTTACGAAATGCTGAGGAAATGGCGTATAGCGTGCTAGGGCTGCGGCCTTGGGAGTTTATGAAACTACAGCCTATTGAGTTTAAAAAGCTCGTGAGAGGCTATGAACGCAAGCAAAAAATAGATGATATGAACCGAGCTTTCTGGGTGGCTAATATCATGAATACGCAATTATCAGAGCCAATCGAACCGAAGAAATTTATTGAAATTCTATATCCGCCAACAGCAGCCGAAAAGCGGCAAGCAGAGGCGGACTTTATCCGTGAATTTAGAGAGGCAGGGGGTGAGATATAGAAAATGGCAGATAGTAATATTAATGTTCGCATAAGTGCTGACAGTTCAGAGGCTACGGCGGCCGTCAATAAGGTAGCCAATACGATAAGCTCTGAACTACCAAAAAGCGTGGCAGAGGCGAGCAATCGAGTAGCTAAAGAGGCGGCTGGCATTCGTGCGGAGATAAAATCTATCGTATCGCAGATGAACAAAGGGCTGCAATTCGCTGGGGCTGTTACTGGTATAGGCTTTGTGGCTGACAAAATCAAAGATGTGGCAGTTGCTGCTACTCAAACAGCCGACGAATTAACGAGCATACGCTCACGAATTAACTTGATTAATGACGGCTCACAAACCACAGCCGAGATCATGAATAAGGTGTTTGATGCGGCGCAACGCTCTCGAGGCAGCTATACAGATATGGCCGACAGCGTGGCAAAGCTCAATATGCTGGCAAAAGACGCTTTCAGCTCGAACGATGAGGCAATCGCTTTTGTTGAGCAGCTTAATAAGCAATTCAAGATTTCTGGCGCCAGCGTACAAGAGGCGAGCGCTGCGATGTATCAGCTTACGCAAGCTATGGCAGCAGGCAAGCTACAAGGCGACGAGTTCCACTCTATCATGGAAAATGCGCCGCTATTGGCTCAATCTATCGCCAACGAAATGGGCTTGACTGTAGGCCAGTTAAAAGAAATGAGCTCGCAAGGCTTGATTACATCGGACATCATCAAAGAGGCCTTGTTTAATAGTGCAGAGGAAACAAACGCAAAATTCGCAGAAATTCCTATGACATTCGCAGAGGTAGGGCAATCTATTCAAAATGAAATGATACAAGCCTTTCAGCCTGTACTTGAACAGATTTCGAGCATTCCACAAAGCGGCGAGTTCCAAGCGTTAAGCGAGGGCGTAGGCGTAGCAATCAGAGGCATGGCGGTAGCGGCGCAAGGCTCTATAGGCCTAATTAGTGCAGCTTTTGCAGGCTTACGAATTGCTATATCTACGATCACACAGACAGTAGCGAGCTTTGGCTCTTTGTTTATAACTACTATGCCAAGAGTGAGCGCAGCGGTTTTGGCCGTAGTGGTAGCATTTACCACTTATAGGGCGGCTGTGGCTTTATGTAACGCTCAAACGGCTGCTCTGACTGTCAAGGTAGTGGCGTTACGAGTGGCAGAGGTAGCCTCGGCTACAGCTACGAAAGTACATGCGGCTGCTATGGCGGTATTAAGAGCTGCAATGGCTGGCACATCAATAGTAACGGCAGCACTAACAGCTATATTGTTTGGCGTAAGAGGTGCTTATATTGCTGTGCGTAGTGGTGCACTAGCAGCAGCGGCAGCGCAGCAAGTTGTAAATGTAGTGATGAGAGCTAACCCTGTAGGGTTATTGATTTCTGTACTTGTAACATTGGTTACAGTATTCGCTACAGCGGCAGCAGCTGGCAACGGCTTTGGTGCTACATTGAGCTCGGTATTCTCTACTATCGTACATACGGCAGTATGGGGCGTGAATAAGATTATCGACGCATTAAACTGGCTCATCGCTAAACTCAACAGCGTAGGCGATAAGGTTGCTAAATTCTTTGGCGGTACATTCACAGCTATTGCGCAAGTTGACACTATCTCAGCAGATAGTGCGCAAGAAATTATAAATACTGCTGGCGATATGGCCTCGCAGGTATTTAGTGGCTTATCCGCTGGAGGTGGTGATAGTGGCCTAGATGTAGGCGGCGGCGGTGGTGGCGACTATGACACAGGCGGCGGCAAAGGTAAAGGCAAAGGCGGAAAAGGTGGAGGCGGCAAGGGCAGTAAAGGCAAAGACCTCGAGAAAGAGGCTAAGCAAGTGCATGAAAAAATCTTGCAATCGTACCTTGAAATGCTCGGCAATAAGCAAGAGTTACTTGAATTAGAGTATAAAAAAGAACTTGACGAGCTCGAGAAATCAAAAGCAGCCAATGCTAACTATCAACAAGACCTTGAACTATTAAACGCAGTGTATGCTGAAAAACGCATTAAAGCCAAACAGGAAGAAATGGCGAAAATGCGAGAAATCGAGAATAATATTCGAGATATGCGAAAAGACCTCGAGTTAAGCCTAGCTGTTAAGGATAGCACAGGCCAAGCCTCGCCTATGGTTCAATTCACCAAAGAATACACCGACGCAATAGACGCTATCAGTGATAAATGGGATAAATACAGCGATGATTTTGTTCAAATGGACAAAATGCAGCAACAGCATTTCATTGATACGCTGAAAGAGCGAGGCATTCTGTTTGAAATGACAGAGGACGGCCGAGTTGACTTTGAAAAGCAAAAGACTGAGGAATTGCTCGCTGTTCATCGAGATTATAGCGATAAATACCTAGAGTTACAGCGCACAATGGCCGAGGAGAAATGGAACATTGACGAGGCTATGCGCACACAAAACTTTGAGGCGTTAAAATCGGCGCTCAACGATGAGTATGTAGAAACCCAGCAAAATTACGATTTAAGAAAAAATCTTTTATCTGAATATCAGCAAGCCGTAATGGATAGTCATTGGAACACGCAACAGCTATTATTTGACGCATTAAACGCTGGCATTGATAGCATGCAAAGCGGTATTTCAAGCCTTATTCAAGGCACAACAACGCTAACAAGTGCCATTCAAAACATAGGAAAGGCTATGCTTAAAGCTGTAGCTGACTTTGTGGCGAATTGGATCGCTGCTATGATTAAAAAAGCCGTGTTCGGCAAAATGCTGCAAGCGCAAGAAACAACAGCAAGCGTAGCAGCAGCCCAAGCCCAACTACCTGCATGGAGTGCACTCGCTCAACAAATGAGTATGGCGACATTCGGCGCTAGTGCGGCGGCTGGTATGGCTGCATGGAGTAGTAGCACAGCAGCAGGAACGGCAGCAAGTGCGACACTCGGTGCAGTTGGCAACTTTGGCGGCAGCTTTGGGGCGGCGTTTAGCGCTAAGAGTATGCCAGCACTCGCAGAGGGTGGCCTTGCATACGGCACCACAATAGCCCAAATCGGCGAGGGTAAGTATCAAGAGGCTGTATTGCCTTTATCTGATACAGTATTCGACCGATTAGGCGAGGGCATTAATCGCTCTAATGGTGGCATGGGCGCAGGCGGTGGCATTACGCTCAACGTAAGCGCTATAGACGCCGAGAGCTTTGGCTCATTCCTCGAAACACGAGGCGGCAGAGCTTTGCGTCAATTCTTAGTAAATCAAGATAGAGAATTTATCGGAACAGAGGGGACATGGTAATATGGCCGAATTAATGAAATTTCCTACTATCATTTCTTTGGCTTGGAAATCACAAAAGGCCCAGAAATGGGACACCAAGACAAAGACCTCTGGCTCTGGTAAGGTTCGCACCATGACAAACTGGAAATATCCACAATACACCATTTCCACAGAGTTTGAGGTGCTAACGCCTGCACAATATAAGGAGCTTATGGGTTTTTACTCTAAAACTAAAGGCGGTACAGTTCCTTTTTTGTGGTTAGATCCAGAGGATAACGCCGAGAAAGGAATACAGCTCGGTACTGGTTCAATGGGCTCATGGCAAGCCGTGCGAAAGTTCGGTGATTTCCTAGAGCCTGTCTATCACGTTGAAAACCTTAAATTATACGCTAATGGCTCGCCTATTCGAGCTGTTAGCGATAAAGGCGTGATTAAGCTGGCAGCAGGACAGACAGTTGCACCGAACGCCGTAATTACAGCCGATTATACCTATTATTGGCTGGTAAGGTTCAGCGGTGATATGACAGCCGAGTATATTTTTACAAATGTTTATAAATCTAAGTCATTCAAATTAGTATCAACTCGATAGGGGGCGCATTTATGAAAGAGGTAAATGAGGTATTACGCAATCACCTCAACAATGATAAATATTTCATGAGCTGCGACCTTTACGAGTTGCGCTTGCGTAGTGGCGTTACTTACTACTGGGCTGACTCGGACGCCGATGTATCATATAACGGCCAAATCTATAAGTCAGACGGCCCTATTATCGTAAGAGATAAGATAGCCACTAATAGCACTGTAAGCGTTGATAAAATGACGATTAGCATATCCACGAATGAGCAGGATAAAATAGGCGGCGTTCCTATTATGGCTGTAGCTCACAATGGCGGCTTTGACGGAGCACAAATGACGCTCAAACGAGCCTTTTTTGATGATAATTACACCATTATAGGTGCTGTAGGGTTATTTACTGGCTTATGTGAGGTAACGCAGGGCGGCGGCCTCACCTTAAAGCTAAATGTTAAATCAATCGTACAAAAGCTCAATATTGAATATCCTAACCGCCGATATTATCCTCAATGCCCTTTCAGCGTGTACTCTAAGGAGTGCGGCGTGGATATATCCAAATTCAGAAAAAGCGGTAAGGTTACAGCTTTAGGCTCTGGCCCTAATTCCATAAGAATTGACTTGCAATTTACAAATGGCTATTACACAGCTGGCGGCATTGATTGGATCACTGGCCCATTAGCAGGGCAATCTACACAGATATTACAAAGCAATGACGGCGTAATTCTGTATATGAGCGCTCTCGAGGTAAGTCCAAGAGTCGGCGACCAATTCTATATATATGCAGGCTGCAATAAGACGCCTACGGAATGTAAAAACAAATTCAATAACTGGAATAGAAACAGGGCTACGCCTTATGTACCACTAAAGGAGAGCATACGATGAATACTTTAACAACTGGCGAAAAGATAGCAAAAGCTGCTACTGCATGGCTAGGCACACCATACGCCAATAATTCAATGGTGAAAGGCGCTGGCGTCGATTGCTCTTACTTGTTAGTGGCTGCCTTAGTGGATAGCGGCCTCATGAAAGCTGATAGGCTACAGATAGAAAACTACTCAAATGAATGGCATTTACACCACTCTGAGGAGAAATATCTCAAATATGTGCAACAGGTAGCCGACGAGGTGAAAGAGGGCGCACCGCTTGAAATTGGCGATTTTATGCTATATCAATACGGCCGATGTATCTCACACGGCGCTATATATATTGGTAAAGGGCTTGTAATTCATGCTTTCGTAGATTATGGCGTGATTATATCTAAGCTCGATGATGTACTATTTTATGATAAAAAAGGCCGCTCACGTTTGAGGGCTGTATACAGATATAGAGAGGGGCGTGAATAATGGGCTTTTTATTCCATAGAGGCAAAAATACAACTAGCCGAGCCGATATGATCGCAGATTTTCAAATCAATACAGCCTCATATGGCGAGGTGGTTCCAGAAATACTGGGTACAACTCGAGTAAGCGGTAACATTATCGACTACGAAGATTTCACGGCTCATGAACACCGAACCACCACACGCACAGGCAAAGGCGGCGGCTCTAAGCATACTGATATAAGCTACACTTACACAGTAGCGGCAGCTATTGCATTATGTGAGGGCCCTATCGCTGGTATTGGTAAGGTGTGGCGTGATAAAGAGATATACGATTATCCGAACGAAAAAATCGAGCTTACCTTATTCAATGGCGATGTAGCCCAAGCCCCATGGCCTTATATGCTGTCTAAACATCCAGAAAAGGCTTTACCTTATAGCGGACTCGCTTATATGGCTGGTGTGGTTGATTTGGGCGAGCGTGGCAGCTTACCGCAATATAATTTTGAGGTATTTGGCAAGCTACGAGATACAGGCGACGGCACAGACGTAAACCCAGCCGACTATATCGAGCATGTGCTGCAATCAGTTGGGGCCGATGTACAAATTGAGGGCATTGAAAACTTTAGGGCATACTGTAAGGCGGCTGATATATTAATCAGTACACCGCCAGAGCAGAAAAGCGCTAAAGCCCAGCAGATTATTAACGATATAGCCGAGATCACTAACAGCCTTGTATTCTGGAGCACTGACAGGCTTAAAATCGTACCTTTAGCAGATAAGCCAATAGGTACATGGACGCCTGCTAACCAAATTCAATATAACCTCACGGCAGATGACTTTATCGCAGGCACAGACGGCCAGCTTATACTTTATAAAAGAAAAGATACAAGCGAGGCCTATAACGAGGCTACAGTCGAGTTTATCAACCGTGCCAATAGCTACGAAAAAGAGACAGTATCTTTTGAGGTGGTGGCCGATGTACAACGCAACGGCTTAAAACCAGCCTCTAAAAAGAGCGCTCACTACCTTTATACAAAGGCTAGGGCTCAATACTACGCTGAACAGCTAGCAATGAAACGCTTGTATGCTAAGACTCAATACACATTTAGGCTAGATTGGGCTTTCTGTACGCTCGAGGTAGGCGACTTAGTAACGCTTACCGATGAGGCCTGCCAATTAAATAAGCAGATTGTAGTTATAACAGCAGTAAACGAGGCAGCCGACGGACAGCTCGAATTTACAGCAGAGGGCAAGCCTGCTGGTACTTATGCACCAGCTCGCTATGATGTACACGAGAACGAGCGGCCTTTCGTTGATTATAATCAAGAGGCGCCAAGCGTCAACGATGTGGCTATATTCCAAACTGTAGGCGATGTAGGCGGCAATAATGTATTTATTGGCGTCAATGCACCAGCTGGCTGGGGTGGCTGCTCTGTATGGTTATCTGATAACAATCAGAATTACAGCCGTATAGGTTCAATCACGCAACAAGCTCGCATGGGCCGCACTCGATTAGCATTCAATGAAACAGCGAACGCCTGCGAGGTTACTCTTAATCAAGGCATGCTCAAAGGTGGCACGCATATAGACGCAGAGCGAGCGAATACGCTTTGCTGGGTAAATGGCGAGGCTCTAAGCTATGAGGGTGCTAACATGGCGCCTAATAATCAATTTTCATTGACTGGCCTCGTGCGTGGACAATATGGCACTAATGCAATAAGTCATAACGCTGGCGAGCGGTTTATTCGTGTAGATGAGGCTCTTTTCCGTTATCCTTACAGAAAAGAGGATATAGGCAAAACGATATACCTAAAATTCACATCGTCGAATATATTCGGCACTAATGAGCAAGAGCTTGACGAGGTGCAGGCTTATCAATACACCTTAACGCCGTACTTTATTCCAGAGGTTACAGACCTCACGCTATACACTAAATACTACGAGATCACTAATAGGGTTAAGTCATTCGATGTGGTGGCAGAGTTCAACGTGCCGCACATCAATAGCCTTGATACTGTGGAAATCTGGTATAGAGAGCCTAGTGGAACATGGAAATATGGCGGCGCAGGTGAGGGGCAAGTCATTATAAGTGGTTGCGAATTAGGGCATACATACGAGGTTAAAGCCGTTGTAAAAGATACACACGGAAACACCTCGCAGGGCGTATCTAAGGGCATTACTGTAGAGCTAAAGAGTGAAATTCCGAATAAACCTCTCGGCTTTTCTATCTCGTTCAGCGATATGGCGCATTTCAACTGGTTAGAGGTTAGAAATGCCGATGTAGATTATTACGAGCTAAGGCTAGACCTTAACGCAGGCCAAAATGACGGCTTAATCGGCCGCAGTAATAACACCACATACAGCGGAACGCTACAAAATCGTACTGGTAAAGTCTACTTGTACGCACACAACCCAGCCAAAGGGTATGGAGCGCCTGCAGAGTTGACTTACAACGTGCCATTACCTAAAACGCCTACCAATATAAAAGCAACTGGCAATATTAACGGCATAGGCGTTACATTCGAGGCTATTCCTGCGAACTGTAAGGGCGCCAATGTGTACGTTGATAGTAAGGTGTATTTCACTACTACAAACGCTTTAACCATTCTTTTAGAGGCTGGCGTCTATATTGTAAAAGTGGCTTACGTTGATATATTCGGCGAGGGGCCTGCGAGTGAGGCTGTAATGGTTACAGTACGAGCTAAAATCGACAAAGCTCTACTTGATATGGAAAGCCTAGGCCTTGCTGATATGGATAAGGCTATTAATGATTTAAAAGGCGAGGTTGGTACAGTCAAGACCAGCGTCAACGGCTTTGAAAGTAAATTGATAGACCAAGCGAACGCTTTTCAGCGCTCTGTAAGTGATTTGAATAGTAATGTAAACTCACAAATTACTCAAATTTCTAATGGTATTGAGCTTAAAGTTACCAATGCACTCAACAATCTTGACGGCGCTGCTCTTGTAAGCCGTATCAATCTAAGCCCAGCAGGTACACGCATAGACGGAAAGCTCTTGCATGTTACTGGCGAGGCGCTTTTTGATAACAATATCATCGCAAAAGGCATGATACAGGCTGGGGCTGTTTCCGCCGATAAAATGCAAGTCGATAGCCTATCAACAATCACGGCAAACATAGGCGACTTAAAAGGCGGCTCTATCACAGGCGGCACATTTAAGAATACAAACGGCTCATTTAGGATAGATCCGAACGGCAACATCATAGGGGCTAACATCACAGCCTCACGCATTGACGCAAGCTCGATTTTCCAATCTGGCTATAAGATTAAGAATATTGATGTACAAGTGTATAAGGTTAAGCATGGCGATTATTGCCCTATTCCAGAGGGTTTTACTGAGGCCCAATGTACTTTTGTACCAGTTGGATATGTGCAGACAGAGAAATTTTTCCGTACTAATAACGGCTTTTTTAAAGATAACCCTATGCGTTATACAAACGGCAGAAATGTTTTAGATTGGCAAGAATATGATAGGCAGAAAAACAGATATATAGGCAGCTGCGATATATACATTTCTAAGAATGAAAATATTCAACTAAATATAGGCATAAAAGGGAAGAGAAGAGCGGTTGTAGAGGCAAAAAGTGCCGAAACATGGAGCGGCGGCGGAGATAACGGAAATAATTACTCTGTAAGCAGTTTTTCGTATGGTGAGCTATTTATATTAGTAATTGCCAAACAGTAAGGGGGTTACATGATAAAACACGATTTCACTATCCACGCTGGACAAGATTTTAATATCTCGTATGTGGTTCCAGAGGATAGCGACAGAGTACTCACAGGCTTTAACGGCGTGTGTAAAATTAGAAAGCGATCCGATGAGGGCGTTATATTTGAGCTCAATGCAGAGGTAGGTGAGAAATACGTTACATTCTCATTGAGCGGAGCTACATCGGCAGCCAAGAAAGTAAACGGCCGAGATTTTGTGTATGACGCTTTTATTTACAATGACAGCGAGCACTTAAAACTTGGCTACGGCAAAATTTTATTTATTCAAGATATTTCTATGCACGACTAAAAGGGGGCAGAATTATGGCAGATAACACTTTAACTCTAAAGTTAGATAAGGAAACCATTTTCCCTTTGCTCGAAGGGTTAAGAGGCCCTAAAGGAGAAAAGGGCGAGGACGGCCAACGTGGTGAACGTGGCGAAAAAGGCGAGCAAGGCCTTAGAGGCCCAAAAGGCGAGGCAGGTAGTGCCGACAATGCAGCTCAATTACTAAAGCAGCATGGCATATGGTTGAATGATAACAGCGTTGATACTGTACTTACAAAAGTCATTGAATTAAGTAATTGCTACAGTAATTATGTTCCGAAAGGCCTTGAGTTCGTGCAACCAAATGCAGGAGCTACTTACATTGATTTTACAGGCGAGCCTCATTTTAAGTTATCCATTAATGGCGGTGAAAAACGAGAGTTCAAATCTGATAATATGCGAGTTCCGATTGATAGCACTATGAAAGGTACTATCACAGTTAATTACTACGGCCTAACCGATAATATCATAGGCACTTATACTGTTGATTTAGTAGTCGAAAATGAGGAATACGATTGGGGATCATTAGTCGAAACTAAAGAAATTTCCGAGGGCGGAACAAAAGCAACGCTACAAAAATACGAAAACGGTGCAAAAATCATTGTTACAAAATTCGATACTAGCGTATTTGAGCTTGAAATTAATAATGTATATTCAAAGATGATAAATAATAATGGCTTGCGTAATATAAAAACAATCGAACTCGATTTAACGAAGCTTCCTATTGTTAGCAATAAGGGGTATTGGGTTGCTTCTGGCGATATATTCCGTGTATTCAATAATCAAGACTACGTTATGTTGAAAGTCAAAAAAGAACAAATTGTTACCTATGGTATGGGGTTCGGCCCATCATCTTATGGAACTGCTGAATATCTTAACAGCGGTACCAATATCAAAACAACTGACGTTAAATTACAAATTAATGACTCTAACGTAGCAACTATTGGAAATATGGGAAGAGCTAGATATTCATTCGCTACAAATAGAATTGAGAAAATTTAGTTAGCACAGAGTAAGGGGACACATGGGAGAAATTACAAATTTTCTATGCGAGGCTTGGCGAACTCTTACAGAGTCATTCGCTGTGAAAGCCTTGCTTGCGGTAATAGCAGAGGTAGGCATATACATGCTAGGGCTCAAACATGTGCAAGTATTAGGGATATTTATTTTATTAGTATTCCTAGACCTTATCACACGTTGGGCGGCGATTGGCTATAAAATGCTGCTTGATTTAGGGGCGAGCCCAGAGAATATAAGCGGTTACGCCAAATATATCGCTATTCCAGCAGCATGGGGTAAGGGTTTAATCAACTCTAAGCATATGCGAAAGCCTTTTGTTACAAAGGTGCTCACGTACTGTATGGCAACAGCTGGGGCTTATTGCTTTGACTTTATGGCTGGCAATTATGCTTTTGCTGTTAATTTAGTGTGGTTATATCTTGGCTCGGTTGAGTTTTTGTCTATCCTCGAGAACATGCGAGACGGAGGAAACAGTACAATCGCTGGGCTACTTGATTTAGTGCACGCTAAACTGGATACGATTTTAAAAAAATAATAGCTTATAGGCTGCATTCGTTAAGGGTGCAGCCTTTTAATTTGGGGGTGAATAT